CCCCTTCCTCAAGTAAGTTCTTTGCGATCTTACCCATAGGGGTCTCAAGAAGTTTTGCTTTTCCGATGAAGTTTGCACCTTCAGGGATCAGCTCAACAATCTTGTGCGACACACGATCAAGGTTGATAGTTGGACCATCAGGATGACCAAGTTCTCCGAGTGCACGTCCGCGCTTGACGAACTCCTCATTGTACTTGTCTACCTCACGCGACATGGTATCGTACTTGTACATACGACCGTTGCGGTTGGTGATCTCAGTTTGAAGGAAGATACCTTTGATGTAAGTATTTTTCTTACCCCCGTCAGATTCCTCAGTTAGAATCTCAATATCTTCAATCTGTTCCGTGATCAGTTTCATCTGTTTCCTCTTGATCAGTTACTTCAGTGTCGGTCTCCGCTGTTGGTTCTTCTTCCGTTTCTACTTCAGGTTCTCCTTCGGTAGGAACGTGAGGGAACATCCTCGCGGCAACATCTTGTTTGGAAGCATCAACTGCCATAGCAGCCTTTACTTGTAACATGTCTTTGAGTTTACCAAGCGCATCCGCTTGATCATTATCCCAAAGCAAATCAACGATTTCTCGTTCTTGTGTATCCATAATGTTAAGATGTCTGTAATTTATTTATTACCGTTGCCATTTTGAGGCGCGGGATTCTTCGCCTGCTGGATCTGGACCTTCTTCATATCTAGGTCTAAATCCGCGCTTTGCTGTTCACGATCCAGGTTTGATTGATCAGCAGCAACCTGATCAAGTGGATCAATGACCATACCAGATTTGATGTCACCTGCCATCTCCGCGTCGATCTCTTCCATCTGTTTCTCGGTTTGACCGAGGATCTCCTTGCGGATATAATCAGTAGAGAAATACTTGCCAACGTAAGGATCCATCTGTGCGAGGATCTGCAACTTCTCATTCATCATCTCAAGGTTCTTGAGTTCCGTGAAATGATTGTCGTACAGATAGTCGTACTGGATATGCTCCTTCATATCCTCCCAATCCTCAGGAGCAATGACACCTTTGAGGATCAATTGCGTCTTGAGAGTATCTTGGAAGATATCGCTGAACTTCTTGCGAAGTTTTCCAACAAATTTTGTAAACTTTAATTCGTCTCTAGTGATCTCAGATGAACGTCCAAGGTTAAAAGAGGTATTAGAATCAAGTCTACCTGCGGGAACATTTAACGCTTTGTAAAGTTTTGTTTGGAAATATTGCACATCTGTAAGCTCTCCGAGGTTTTGACCACCTGGGAGCGTGGTAATCTCCGTGCCACGACCGCCTTCACGTCTAGGAAGCCAGAAGTCTTCCATCATGGACATGTACTTACGATCATCACGGATCTCACCCGTTGCAGCATCGTATACAAGTTTGTTACGATAACGACCCATTACCTCTCTGAGGTATTGTTCCGCTTTTACCTTGGGTAAGTTACCGACATCAATATAGAAAATTCTGCGCTCAGGAGCACGAGAGATTCTATAGATAACCAGACTATCCTCAATCATGCGAAGTTGATTGAGAACTTTGATTGCTTTGTGCAGATAGGAAAGAACGATATTCCTATTGGTATCCATGATGCCAGATGTGACATATGTGATTGCATCTTTTGCAATCTTGATACCACTGTTTGCGGAAGTATTGTTCAGACCCTTTGGATTGTAGATGAAATACTCTTCGGATTTACCGAAGTCATACTTCATAAACTCGTCCGCAGTTTTGGGTTTGTTGATCTGCCTTACTTTCTTGATCTTATGTGGATCAATGTAGCGCAGTTCAAGAATACCTTTTGCAGGATCATTCAGGTCAATGACCTTATGATAATACATGCGACCATCGATGTACCAGCGACGGAACATCTCATGCGCTTTCATATCGAAACCAAAAAGGTTTCTAATATATTCAAACTCCTGACGGACCATACCTTTGACAGAATCTGAAACTTCCAGATTGTCTAAGTTGATCTGTACAGGAGTATCGTTTTGATCTGCTACGATAGCTTCGTGGACAATATCTTCAATGGCGCTATCCACTTCTGGATGCATCGCCATCTCACGATATTTTTTCACCATATCGTATTCGGTCTTGAAGTTACCATCCAGGTCAACGTATTGACCGTAGTAACCTCCAGCAATAAAACTAGTTGCACCGTCCTCGTTAGAAGGAGCAACAGGAGAGGGTGCTAAACCCTTCTCCTGATCCTTGCGCTTCTTAAACGAGAAACCGAATAACTCTGCCATGATTTAATTTGTTTCCCGACTTACTATTTATCAGTCGAGAGAACGACTAGTTTCGTTGCTTCCACCAGTGCTCTCATGGTACTGATACGCAAACTCAACATCAAATTCCTCAAAAGAATCGTTGTTGTCGTATGCAACAGAAACCTGGGATACGCTAACTGGGAATGCTTGAACCAGTTTATATTCTCTGATTGTGGTTAAACCAGAATCAGCAGCACCAGGACCACCAAATTTATCGAGTTGTGAAATGGTGATGTCTTCCCAAGTGTTAACGATATCAGCAGATGCAACGTTAGCATCAACACCGTTTGTCAGAGAGATCCACTTCTCATATGCAGCACGCAGTTCAAATGCGTCATCCATATAGAAGGTTGCAGTCCAGGTCTCATAAGTTCTGTCACCAGGAACTTTGATAACACGACCACGGAATGGAAGTTCAACTGTACCTACGTTGGTTGCTGGTAATGCAGCAGACTTACACATGTAAGTTACTTCACCACCGTTCTCTACACCAGCGATTGAAGGTGTTGTTACTCCGCCTGGGAAGGCATGGTTTACAGCAAACAGGTTTGGACGAACGCCGCCCCTGATTGCTTTTTGGAAAGTTAAGATACCTAATGGGGTTGCCATTTTAATTAGTCTCCTTTAATTATCTACGGGGGACGACCTCTTCAAAGCTAACGCCAGTGCGTGTAGCAACGAAGGTCAGAGTGATGAAGTTAATCGAACGCGCTGGTTTGATGTAGATGTCCGCCTTAAACTCATTGGCATCGATGATGTCAGGAGTGTTATTGCTTTCATCACAAACAACCAAGAAGTCTGTGATACCTCTTTCGGCTTGAATGCCACGGAGATATGGTTCGACAACATTCAGGAAGTTGTTACGAGTGAACTCATCGTTGAGTTCAAAGAGTACCCCCTTCGCAGCGTTACCGATAGTCTTCTCACAAACGAGGAAGAGACGGCGAACGTTGATGCGATCAAATGCAGATGGTGAAGCGAGAGCTGTTTTGTCACCGAAGAGAACGATGCCTTGACCAGGCAGAGAAGTAATAGGATTAATTCTCTTCTGATACAGGGTGTCTCTTTCAGCTTTAGTTGGAGAATATGCAAGTTTAACTGCATTTCTGATGCCACCACGATTCAAACCTGCTGGGGAGAACCATGGTTGACCATTTGCTGTGGTAGAAGCGCAGAGACCAGCAACGTCACCGTTGCAAGGTACCCAACGATACTTATCAGCAAAACGATCGTAGACGTATTTCCAACCGTTGTCGAATACACCATAAGAGGTGCTTACTCGACCGTCGTAGAATTCGACTACGTTTTTGGTTTGCTGGGAACTTTCAGTAACGCCAACAACGTCACCTCTATAAGGAGAAAGGAATGCAACACAATCCTTTCTTGCAGAAGCGAGACTAAGCATCTTGTCTGCAACTGCTTGAGTGTTGGTCTTACTGGCAGCATCACCAGGACCCATGATGAGGTAATCAATCTGAACAGTTTCAGTGTCTGCAAACTCTTCGTAAGCAGTCATGACCTCTCCAGAAGTAGCAGCTAAGGTTTCTGCACCTTTGCTACCAACGCTGAAGTCATACTTGACATTGCCAAGAATGTCAAAGGTTGTGGTAGAATCGTTACCAGCGTTACCAGTACCCTGGATGTTATTGGATGTTACTGCAGCATTTCCGCTAACGTCATATGCGTCTGCTTCATGCTTACCCCAGTAAACATACTGACCTCTTTCGAGGACAACTTGTGGGTAGTAATTCTGTGCACCTTCGGTAGTCTTAGCGTTGTTAGACTTGGAGACATACAGGAACTTTTCCAGAACTGTGTTTGGAGAACCTGTGACACTACCAGTCTTGTCAAAGACTACGATGTGCATTTCGTCGTTAGCACCGCTGC